TGAACATAAAAGATATTCTTTTAATGGCTATTTTATGGCCAATTTTAGTAATTGGATTGATATTTAAGAAGTAATGGAAAGTTGACTATTATTAATATAATTTATGGTTAAGGTAACCTTTTCCTTGTGATTAACTTATACCTGCGGGTGTTCACTCCATCGGGTTCGTCCACGGTGGGAAAGTGCATCCGCTTTATTTTTTTTGCAACATCTTTACAAAAAAATTATCAGGGTATACAATAGAATTGAAGGAGAACTTTTGATATGGAGGTGCACAAAAAATGACTTCTGGCGAGCGTATTAGTGAAGCAACCTTGAAAAGTATTGCAAGAGACAGACATTTATTGGACAAGTTATTTAGTATTTTAATTAATGAAGCTTTATGGACAATAACTTATAATTTAAGAGAGTTAGAAATAGGTGCAGAAGATTTTTCTATAGATGTTTATAAAAATAAAATTAAAGTTGTTATTCATACTCCGCATGCATTAAATGTGTTTGATAAAATAGTTGATTTAAAGAAAAGAGTTTCTAATGAATTTAAATGGTTGTTTATTGAAATTAAAGTTGATTTAAATTTTTATGTGAGTTAAATAAAGAAAGGAGGTGAATGAATGAAAATAAAAATTAATGGACAAGTAATTAATGTTAATGGAGATGAAATTGAGATTGAAGAAAATGAAAAACAAATCATAATAAAAGTTATTGTTAAAAACGAAGAAAAACAACCAGATATAGTCATCTATCCATATCCATATTATCCATACAGCCCTTATACTGGTACTTGGTATGATACTCATTCACATACATCAGATAGTTTTTTGAAAGATGCTGATATATATTATCAATTTTAATAAATGGAGGGATAATTATTCTTAAGAAAATTATTGTTAATGGAATTGAATACAAAGTTAAAACTTTACCTTTAATGAAAACGGATATTGCTTTGGGTGAAATTGATGTTAATAGTTGTGAAATAACTATAAAAGAAGGGAACAAACAAGCAATGGTTGTAACTTTATTACATGAAATTATACATGGTATTTTATACCAAGCAGGTTATAATAGCCATAACGAAAATGAAATAGATGCTCTGGCATATGGCTTGTATTCCGTTCTAAAAAATAATTCAGAGCTGGTGAAATTAATTACAAAAAAATAGGCAGGTGGTTTTAGTGGAAAACCAAAAAGAAAATTTAGCAGAGAAGAGAATTGCAGCATTGCAAATGTATGTTGATGGTTTTACGTTTGGTGAAATTGCTTTAAAATTAGATGTTGATAATGATACCATAAAAAAATGGTATAAAGAAGATAATTGGGAAGATATAAAGGAAGAAACAGAAAGAACAATCAAAAATAAAATGATGGAAGTTTATGAAAAAGCTCAAAATAATAAATTACAATTAATAGAAAAATTAGTTAATTTAGAAACTTTAGTTTTTGATGATTTAATTTTGTTAGGTTTAGGACTTGATAAGATTATTAAAGAAACTAATGCAGATTTAAGAAGCGTTCAACTAAAAGATATCAAAAAATATAGTATGCTTCAAGATACAATGAGTAAATTGTTAGGAACGTTAAGTGATTTACGTTCTAAATATATTGTTGAAGAAGAAGATGAGGAAGAAATTGAAGAAATTGAAGTTATTTTAAAAGCTGGTGGTGTTGCAGAGACGGTAAAGAAACCAAAATCAGACGGTGGTGAGAATGGCTAAAAGGATTGTTTTAAGCGGATTGAGACCAGACCAGCTTGCAGTCATACAAGATAAGCATAGAGAGAAAGTCGTTGCTTGCGGACGTAAATGGGGGAAAACAACCACCGCAATGTATTTTGTTGTTCATAGAAATTTTTTATTGGGTAGAAACAAAATAATTTGGTGGGTAATGCCTTCTTACACGCAATGTCGTGATGTTCAAAGAGAATTTAAAACTATTTTTGGTGGTTCTGGAATTATTAAAAGAGCACCGCAAAGACCAGAATTTGGTATTGTTTTTAGTAATGGTAGTTTATTACTATTTAAATCTGCTGATAAACCTGATTATTTACGTGGTGCTAATCCTCATTTGGCAGTTATTGACGAAGCAAGAGATATTAATGATGACGCATGGTATGCAGTAATACGTCCTAATTTAGCAGCAAGAAAAGCAGAAACATTAATTATTTCTACACCAAAAAAAAATCATTGGTTTGAAAAAGAGTATTTAAGAGGGCAATCTGATGAATTTCCAGATACAATTTCTTGGAATTATCCCACTTGGAATAATCCTTATATGGTTGAAGAAGCTCAGTCTTTAAAACAAGAATTACCAGAAAATGTTTGGAAACAAGAAGTTGCAGCTGAATTTGTTGATGAGTATGGTGGTGTATTTGACCATCTTGAATATGTTGTAGATGATAATTTGCCAATTCAAAGTATGCCTGAACCAAATAAACAATATTTTATGGGTGTTGACTTGGCAGTAAAGCGTGATTTTACTGCAGTAGTTGTAATAGATAATTTTGGTGTGGTAAAATATGTTGAAAGGTTTAATAAAGTTACTTGGCAAACCGTTGAATCAAAAATTCAAGCAATAGCAAGTATGTTTGACGCGACTGTATATGTTGATAGCACAGGTGTTGGAGACCCGATTTATGAAATGTTAAAAAACAAATGGGTTAAAACAGAACCTTTTATATTTACAGGCAATAGTAAACAAATGCTTATTGAAAGATTAATTTTAACAATTGGACGAAGAGAAATATTATTACCACCTCACGAAGAATTATTAGACGAAATGTTAAGTTTGCGGTATGATATAAATAAGAGAGGAAATATTACATATGCTGCACCACCTAATAAACATGATGACTTAGTAATGGCATTAGGTTTAGCGGTTTATGGTTTGTCTCAAAACAAGGGACATGGTAGCTTTAAAACAACTAAGATTATATTGCCTAATAAAGGTTTTTGATTTGGAGGTGTAAAATGTGCGAAAAAAAGATAGACTAACAATGACACAATCGCTTTTATCAACCATTATGGTATCTGCATTAAGAACAGCAGAACAAGAAATGCAAAATTTTACAATCAACCAATGGATTGATGTATATGAAACTATGACTAATGATGAAACAGTTGAAGATGCTGCTGATAAGTATAGTAGTATTATAACTGCAAATATTGTCACTTACAAACATCCAGATAAAGAAATTGAAAAATTTGTATTACAAAATTTCAAAACAATGAAAGATAGTTTAGTCGAAGTATTTAAAACTGCTGCAAAAGATATGAATAACTATGGATATCATGTTTCAGAAGTTGTTTACCAATATAATGAAGAAGATAAAAAGTTATATTTTAAAAAGTTTGTTAGAATACCACCTGCCGATGTAAGGTTTAATGTAAACAAAAAAGGTGATATTGTAAGTGCAAATGTTTATGGTTTACAACCTGTAAGGCTTTTACCAGACAAATTGTTTATTGCTATTAACGGGAAAGAAAACGGATTTTATGGTAAATCTAAATTGAGGCAAGCGTATAGGTGGTGGAAAGTTAAAAAGCACTTAATTGAATTTTGGGCTATTGCATTAGAAAAATATGCGATACCACCATTGGTTGCTAAAACAGTTAAACAAAATCAAGATGATGTTCTTGAACAGCTTTCAAAATTATATAGTGATGGTGCAATGGTAATAAATCCAGAAGATGAAGTAATGACACTTGAAGGGCGAAGAGATTTTCCAGAATTGTTTGATAGAGCTTTAAAAATGATGAATACTATGATTTATAGGGCATATTTATTACCTGTTTTACTTGGAGATGTTCAAACAACAGGTTCTTATGCGTTAGGTAAAATACAAATGGAGCCATTTTATACCAGCACAAGAATTGCAGCAGAATCTTTAGCTTCACAATTTTTGAATACAGCTGTCCGTTCTTTACTTGAAATTAATGGATTTCCTACTGAAGATGTCGGTAGTTTTGTTGTAATTAATGAACCTTCAAGTGAAGAAAAATGGAGAATAGGACAGTTGATTGTTCAATTAACACAAGCTGGCTATTTGAATGTTGAAGAAGATAACGAATGGGTTAGAACAATGTTGAGATTTGCACAAAGGAGTGATAAGAATGGAAGATAAATTTGAAATAGTTTATGAATTAGAATTACCAGAAGATAAACCACAAGAATTTTGGGCAAATGTATTTCCAAAGGGCGAATTTTATCATTGGTGGTATGGAAAAATAACTGTTGATGACGATTTACTTAAAGAAATTAAACGTAATTTTGATTTAGGTTATCCACACTATGGTGTTCCAATCAATGTTCACCACGACCCTAAAATGGGTTTGTATGGTCAAATAGTTGATTTAGAAATCAGAGAAAGTGGGCTTTGGGCTTTAATAAAATTAAATAATTATGGTTATCAAAAAGTTTATGATGAAGGTTATAAGTATTATTCAGTTGAGTTAGATTATGACTATCAAGACCCTGAAACAAATGATACAATTGGTGCAACACTTGTCGGATTGGCGCTTACTTATTTACCAGCACATCCACTTGTAGCAGCAGAAACAAATAATGGCTTTATTCAAATGTTTAGTAATGCAGTTGAAAAGTTTTTCAACTTGTTGAAGGGGGCGAAAAAATTTATGATACCAAGAGTGATTAATACCCCTGCAAGTGATAATCCTGAATGGAATTGGAGCTGGTCAAGAGATGCAGATACAATAATTAACAATTTAGGTTGGATTGGTTTAGCAAAAGCTTGTGCATACGTTGATATGGAAAATTATGATATTGACCCAGAAGACAAATTACCACATAATAAAGCTGCATATAAATTACCACATCACAAGTATATTAATGGAAAACTAACTCTTGTATGGGGTGGTGTTAGAGCTGCAATGCAAAGATTTCCGACGACTGATTTGCCAGAGAAAGATAGAAAGAAAGTTTATAATCATTTAGCAGCACATTATAGATATTTTGAAAAAACACCACCAGAATTTAATGAAGTTATTAGGGAGGTTGATGAAATGGGCGAAAAGAATGTTGATTTTGAAGCAAAAGTTAAAGAATACGAAGCAAAAATACAAGACTACGAAGCTAAAGTCAAAGAATATGAAACTAAACTTAAAGAATTTGAAGCAAAAGTTAAAGAATTAGAAGCTCAAGCAAAAAAAGCAGAAGATGAAAAACTTGAACTTTGGGCAGAACAATGGAGAAGTAAAGGGATTGCACCTGTTATAGTTGATAGAATGTTTGAAAAAGTTAAAGAAGGCAAACTTTCAGTTGAAGAAGCAGAAGAAATTTTTAAAACTATGCCAGAATATACAAAACAGGAATTTGAAGACGGTGCAAAGAAGACTGCTGTTGAAAAAGCATTGGAAATTGTGAAAGAATACAACGAGAAAAAATCAAGCAAATGATTTTTGGGAGGGATAAAGAATGAGTGAAGTATATGAAAACTATTACTTAAAGGTTTTTAAAGTTGTTAATAAAGATATTGTGAACGTAACCCATTCAGGAGATTACAAATATCCAATTGGAACTATTGTTTATAACAACGCTGGAGACTACGCACCATATACAGGTTCTGAATCATCTGTTTCTGGAATACTTTTAGAAGATGTTTCTGCAACAGGTAGCGCGGTTGTTATGTTTGATGGTGAAGTTGCAAAAGACCAAGTTGGTATTTTTAAGACTGAAAAATTCTCTGGTGATGGTTCTACAACTGATTTCACACTTGCATTATCTGCAAATGTTGTTATTGCAGTAAAAATTGATGGTGTTGAAGTTGATAAAGATGAATATACAGTTGATGGTGATACACTTTCATTTGTAAATGCACCTGATTCTGGAACTGACAACATAGAGATTGCATATTTGGGCGCTCTTTCCGATGCTGATTTAGCTAAATTAAGAGATGCTGGTATATTTGCAAAAGACGTAATGAGATATTAATGGGGGTGAAGTGAATGTTGAATTTAACTTGGGAATCTTTAACGACAATAGCAGAAGAAATTAAGCCTGAAAGTTTATTCTTACTTAAAAACTTAATTGGAAATAAAGAAGAACTTTTTGACGGGCAAGAAGTAAAAAT